TGCCGGCGATCAGCTCGTTGTCCTCGTTTATGATGCCGATCGCGCGCAGGTTGCGATCGGTGAAGCCGGCGCGCTGGGTGAAGCCGGACGCGATCTTTGATCGCGCGACGAAGTCCGCCACCAGCTGGTCCTGGTCGTAGACGTAGCGCAGCATCACCCGACACCTCCGCTGGCGCCATCCGAGCCGCTGTCGTTTCCTCCGCCGCCGCCGCCTAATCCGCCGCCAGCTCCATCTCCGCCCGGACCTGCATCGGCTCCGCCGAAGCCGCCGACGGCTCCGCCTCCGCTAAAGGAACCTGCGCCAACATCAAAGCCCCCACCAGGGGCGCCTGCCGTGAAGCCGGCCGCGCCTTGCGTGTTGCCCATGTCGGCGCTGCCGCTGTAGCCGGCACCGAAGCCGGCCGTGTTGCCGGAGCCGCTGGTGAAGCCGCCATAGGCTCCCGGACCAAAGTCCGTCCCGCCTGGAGCCGGGGATCCCAGGTCATAGCCTGGAGCGACGACATCAGGGGCGCCTGGAGGGGCGCCTGGAGCACGTCCCGTAGATACCGGAGCACGTCCTGTCGGGAGCGCCGGAGCCGTTACGACCTGCTCCGGAAGAACGGTGTTCGGGGTTACCGTAACCGCAAGTGGCGTTCCTGTCGGCATGCCTCCCCAGCGATCGGAGAAGCTGTCGGGGAAGTCATTCACTGCGCCAAACCGACCAGCAAAGTTTGACCCTGGCTGTGCAGGCGCTCCTGGAGCCCCAGGCGCCCCCGGTACAGCGCCGGCAAACGCATTGTAGCCTGAACCCACAAATCCAGCTGATGGCATGCCGGCTGGATCGGTTACGTCAACGCCGCCGCGAGCGGCAACAGCCTCGGCAATGGCTGCCCTGTCGGACGATTGCTTGTCCTGGGACTGCTGGCTCGTGTCGTCTCCGGTTCGGCCAAAACCTGATACGGTGGAGGCCTTCCCTCCGCCCATGCTGTCTTCACCTACCATCGACGCATCGGCCGTGACCATGTCGCCCTGGTTCATTGCGGCACTATCGTCCGGATTGCTGTTTGCCGGTGGCGCTCCGTTGAAATCGCCACGGCCCTGAAATCCTGGCGTCCCGCCCAGCATATCGGACATGGACTGTGATCCCTGGCCTGGGCCGAAGCCGGCTTGTGCCGCATCGCCGGCATTCATCCCCTGCAGCGCCAGGATCGCAGCAAGATCCTCGCGCGAGACTGGCGCTGTCGGGGAAACGTCCGGGTACATCATGGCCATGTCGACAAACCCCTAGACTGCGACGCCGGCCTTCTCCGCCAGCATGCTCAAGCCCAGCATTTCGACGTCGGGCCTGACTTCCTGAAACACCGATACCTGCACGACCGGGGCATGCGACAGGCCCGTTTCCCCGATCGACACCCACCACGTCGTCCGCACCGGGCCTGCCGTGGCGCCGGGCTGGTCCCAGCGCGCGGCACCGGCCTCGGGCGCCGGCACCGGGGGCGGATCCGGCGGCACGACCGGACCATCCGACCCCCACAGGCCCTCGTCCCACACCTCGGCCGGGCCAATGTCCGGACCCGGCGGAGGCAGTGGCGGCAGCTCGCCGACGTGATAATTGACGCACGCCGTGACCTGCGGAACGAACTGCACGCCAGACCGCGTGCTGAACGCGACGCGCGCCTGCCGGAGAGTGAAGACGAATGGCGGGCTGCCGAACACTTCCCACCCGCCGACACAGGTGCAGCCATAGCTGCGGAACGGGAAACCGGCGCCGCCCTCACCCTCGCCGGGCGGGGTCGGGGTTTCTGGCCGGACCGCGCTGTAGTCCTTGCCCTTGACGTCGGCCTGCACGATGCGGCCGTCCTGCGTGCCGAAGTACATGCTGCCGGACAGCGTGCAGAATTGCAGCGCGTCCCATCCGGTGAAACGGCTCCATGCGCCGGTGACGGTGTTGGCGACGAAGCAGCGCCAGTCCCCGACCAATCCACCCGGCGTAGTAACGAACAAGGCGCCGAATTCGTCCCACTTGCACATGCTCCAGGGGCGATCGTTCTTGTCGAGCACCTCCTCGGTCCACAGCGGGTGGATGCTCCGGGTGAGTGCCGAGAATTCCAGTGCCGTTACGTCCTTGACCAGAGCCTGGCTTATCGGGACGATGCCGTCCACCGTGATGATCAGGACGTCGCCGCCAATGTTGAGCCATGCGTTCTTTCCCATCGGCCGGGAGATCTGGTAGCGGCCCTGCTGCTTCCAGTTGGCGGCGTCGTTCGGGTTGGTGCCGGTGAAGACCGCGACTTCGCCTTCCGTGGTAACGAAGATGCACTTGTCGTCGATGCCGTCGCCGGCCGAAACCGACCACGCGCAACCGAATAAAAGTGATCCACCCCTGGTGAAGGCTCCCGACAGCGGGATCTGCTTCAGCTCGCCGGCAACGGCGTCGATGTCGAGGTACCATGCGTCCATGGACCCGCCCAGAATGAAGAACAACCTGCGCCGGTATTTCCAGACCTGCGTGAGGCCGAGCCCGTTCACGACGGGGCTTCCGGGCGGCCCGGTGATCATTCCGGGCATTCCGGGCCCGGGAATGAAGCCGGTCGACAGCTGGTTCCAACTGAGCCCGTCGTAGCGCAGCAGCCAGTCGCCGCTGTCGTTGGCGGCAAACAGCCAGTACCCCGCCGCATTGGCCAGCTGCGCAGTCGAGAAGTGGCCGTCGGCAATGGTGATGCCGGGAGCACTTGCGGCGATCTCCGACGTCACATCGTAGAGCTTGTTCACGTTCGCCGCGAACAGCTTGCGCGCGGATCCGGTCACGTATGAAAACAGCGACTGGACCGGCGTCGTCTCGTCGAGCGATGCCCACGTCTGCGAACCGCCGCGCACCCGGACGGTGTTCTCGGTGACGAACCAGTTGTCGAGGGTCAGGGCTGCGGCCGGCTGCATGAAGGCAGGGTTCTCGTTCAAGACCAGTCCGCGCGTCGGCGCCGGGATGGTCTTCGGAACGAGCTGCTGCGCAACCTGGGCCGGCGCCGCGTAGCGCCTGAATTCCCGGTAGTGCGGCAGCGATCGCGCCATCAGATCCCCGGACCCACGAAGGTGCTGCCTGGAGGCGTCGGCCCCCAGTAGGCGATGTTGGCATCAGAAGAGATCGGCAGGTGCCCGACTATGATGGGAGATGGCTTGTCGGCTCCCGCTGCATGAGCCAGCGCATCCTCGTAGTTGGCAAGGTCCTCGGCATAGGTCGCACCCTTGTTGCACTTCCATTGCCAGATCATCGCAAGCTTGAGCAGGCGCTCGTCGAGCCGGAAGCGATCGGCATCGTTCAGGAACTGGTCGCCAAAGCCGCCACTGTTCAGCGCGATGCAGTTCTTGTTGAGATAGGCAAAGCTCACGGATATTCCGGCCGCCAATATCGGCCTGACATGAATTTTCTCGGTGCCGATCAGTCGCCATTCCCCCCACACGCTTGCATCGTTGGCCATTCCACGACGCAGCCAGTCGTCCGGGTCCGAAATGAAATTCATGGGGGATTGGCTGCTGGACGAACGCCACACGTTGCTGGACAACAGCATGCGCTTGAAGTCGGCCGGGAGAGGTATCTGGTCGGTAACCCCGTCCCCGTCCAGCGTGGCCAGATGCGTCAGTCCGGTCCAGTCACGCGTATTGTAGGCAATGCGCTGCACAATCTCGTTGGCGAGCTGGACGAATTCCCAGGCCGTCCGGTCAACGTAGGGAGAGAGGAACACGCTGCCTTGTGGCGGGCGCACTCCGACAAACGAACAGACCTCCCTGATGACCGACTGGATTGTCATCCCCCAAGCTCCTGTGCGATCCGCACCAGATTACGCATCGACGGGTTTCCGATCGGGCGCTTGCCGGTCTTCTCGACAATGAGGGCCTTCAGCTCGTTGCGGTTCATGCCGATCAGCTCGGGAGGCGTGTCGTGATCCGCCGATACGATCCGCTCGTCCTCGCCCTTGCCGTCGTCTTCCTCGTCGGGATCATCATCCGGCTCCGGAGGCGTCGGAACCGAAGCAGGCTCCTCGATCGGTCGATGACCGGGACCTGCAATCGCGATCTTGCGGTCCTCCTGCAGCAGCTGGACCTGACTGATCAGGGCCTCGATCTGCTGCTGCTGGCGCATGATCGTGGCGTCGTGAGAAGAGCTGGCCAGATACTCCATGGCCTTGTTCTTCAGGTCGCGACCGCCGATCCCCAGGTTCTTCAGGTTCTGGCCATCAAGCTCGGCCAGGGCCTCGATGGTGTAGATATTCAGCGCGCGCAGCTCCATGCGCTTGCTGTCCGTCAAAAAAGGAACGTAATCCAGCGGTGTTCCTGATTTGGTCTGCTGCTTCTTGGCCAGGAACTGCTGTTTTTTGTGCTGTTTTCGTTGATCTTATGTGAAGTCTTT